AAGCCTCCACCTGGTTATACGCCAGGATCGCCTTCCCCGGCCGTTCATCATGGTTGCCCTCGATCAGGTTCGTCACTCCCAGCGCTGCCAGCCAATACCGCCCGATGATCAGCGCCGCCTGGGTGTTGTTCCGGAAATCCGGTGGCGCCGGGAACTTCAGCGACCAGTCCGTCATATCCTGCCAGTCCCCGATCACATGCACCCGCTCAAATCTCAGGCTCTCTCTCAGCTGCTGGGCGATATCCAGCACCCGCGTGTCGTGGAACGGCATCAGATCCCCGGTCTGCAAGTTCCTCGAGAAACCAAAGTGGACATCCGGGATCACCAGGTCGCGCTTCAATCCGCTTCGCCGCCCCTTTGGCAGCGCAACCCGATCGACATCGAACGCCACCGGATAGATCGCTGGTTTGATCTCCAGCGGTCTCCTCCGCACCAGGCGCATGTCCACCTGGAAATTCTGCACCTGTACCACCTCTCCGGTAGTTTCCAGCTTCATCGACGTCGGCCAGGCGTTGAACTTGATCTTTTCCTTCTGCCAGTATTCCAGATCGATCTTGCAGGCCTTGATCAGCTCCTCTTCCGTGCGGATGATATTAACCCTTGGGGTTAATATCTGCAAATAGTTGCCCTCCTCCACCATGCCGGTTTGTTGGTCGTTCGGTTTCTCTTCGATCCCCCTGAAGCTGCGCAGATCTCGTGCTGTTACCCCGATGTTCTTAAATCCCCTGATCAACGATCTCAGCGGCACATCCAGTCTCTCTGCCAGTTCGAGAAAGGTCGGTTGGGCCGCTCCGCTCTGGATCAGCGCCTGCGCCTGGCTGTATAAATTTGGATAGTCGTGTTTTGGTTTATTAGGCATAAGATGGGTCAGGGCGGGATTTCTCCCGCCCTGTGTGTTGGATCAGCCCGCCGTCAGGCGCTTGTAGGTGTACTGCGAGAGCAGATACGCCTCGCCCAGATAGTAGATCAGGTTGCCAAAGGTCAGCTCCTCCGCATTGAACGCCCCGGTCACCAGTAATATGACCACTGACAATACGGTAAGTGTCATCAGGACTGCCTTGTTCGCCTCATCACCCTCCACACCCAGTAAGGTTTTGATCCAGTTCAGGAACGTGAAGCCGGCATCCGGCCACAGGAACAGCACCGCCACCACCAGCGTGGCGATCAACTGCTCGGCGGTGTACCCGGCGAAGAACGCCTCCACCCCGGCCAGGTATTCCGGGTGCGTGCCGGTCACCACGAACCCGGCCACCACCAGCAAAACGATCAGCGCCCCCACAACCAAATTGAATAGGTTTTTCATTTTTCTCTCCTTTCGGGATCTCAATTCCCGATCTTGAACCACTCTACGATCTCGTCCGGCGCCCCTGCCGCCTGCAGCAGCGCCACCCTGAACGGCGCCACGAACCACAGGTTGGCCAGCACGAAGATCGTGATCATTAAGAACCAGGCCAGGCCCCGGTAACTCTGCCAGAACACGCCCAGTTTCACCATCGTGTTCTTTTTCAACTCATCCAGCTGCGTCTTGATGCCAGTTAACTCCCCGCTTAGCTTGCCGTACTCCTCTTTTTGGTCATCACGCATCTGTTTGATCGCCAGCATCAGCATCCCGCTGGTTACCCTGGTGGGGATATCCTCTTCCCCTTCCAGTATCCTTGCCACCCGGTCGATCGTATCGTTTTCGCTCATCTACCACTCCTCTCCGCTGTCCAGGTTGACGAACTTACCATCGTTCAACCCGCGCACGATCAAGCCCGGGCGCCCCTTGAACTTCACGTACTTCAGGTCAGCCGGCGTTTTCGCTGGAGCCAGGTTCACCCCGAACTCCCACTCTGCCGGCACCGGGATCTCCTCCACGATATTCCCATGGGTGATCTTCCAATTCACCCCCATCTCTTCCAGACCGATTTTTTCATTGTTCTTTTTTCGTGCCCAGAAGAACTTGGTCTGCTGGCTGCCGCCCTTTCGCACGAACTTCCACCGGCTTGCCGCTTCCACTGGTTCAGGATCCGGCCCGATCGGGTCCGGCTCAACCGGCGCCGGGCTGCCTGGTTGACCGCCAGCCTTCTCCAGTCGCTCCACCCTTTCGCCCAATTGTTCTACAATGCCCCTGATCTGTGTCGTTTGAGTCGAAATTTCAACGATTTGGGCTTTAAGGTCATTTAGTACGTCCAGAACGTCTGTGCTGCCTGTAGGCGTTTCTGTGGGGATATCCACCGGAACTTCGGGCGATTCGCCCGGTTCTGTTCGCAAAAGATCGTCCACAACGCCCTCTGGTAAAAGTATCCAGTTGGCATCCACCGCACGCGGCGCCCCGTTCTCATTGGTGATGCCTGGCAGCATCGCAGCAGCGCTGTACTGCCACATCCAGATCGTCTTGAACGGCCGTGGATAGAATTGTTTTTCCGGCAGCGATTTCTGCCAGGCCGCCAGCCACAGCTTCAGACCGAATGGGTTATCCGCCAGCCACTTCGGCCCCTGCCAGGCGTTCTGCCAGGTCATCATCTTGAAATCGCCCCACTCCCCATAGCTGGTGTATAACAGGTCGGCCTCCACCTTCCAGTCCGACTCGTGCAGCCGGCGGTGGAACTCATACAGGTCATTGATCTCAGTGCCGGTGGTTGGGTTGTAATCTCCGAGGACCTCACTATGAGGGCCCTTCTCATAATCATTTGCCCGTGCCAGGAAATGCGGCCAGTATTGCCGGGTCACATCCAGGAAGTGCTCTGCCTGGGCCACTGGTGAAGGCTTTCTCCCCTTCGCGAAGAATTGTGTCCGATAGAAATGGTACGGCGCCACGATCTTCCCCGCCTCCAGCGCGCCTTCCACGTGCCGCTCAAATGCCGGGTCCACAAACTCGTCATCCTCGGTGGCCTTGATAAAGATCACCCGCACATTTTCAGGCAGCTTGGACCAATCCACCTGCCACCAGTGAGAAATATCGATCGCCAGCGTCCAGTTTTCCGTCATCTCACCCCTCCGGTTCCCAGATGATCATCCCGCATTTCCAGTCCAGGTCCTTAGCATCCACCCAGTAACCAAATAGCTGGTTGATCTTCGCCCACACATTCGGCTCCTGCCCTATACAGGTGTACACTCGCACCTCGAACAGGAACGGCAAATGCCCCACTACCGACCCGCCCATACCAGGCGGTTTGTCCCAGATGTCAGCCCCCTTCAGGCCAACGAACGTCTCGGTCACTTCCGCCTGCGCTGGCTGGCTCTGGCTGAATGCCAGCGCCAGGATAAACACTATCAACATCCCCAGTAAAACAAGTTTGCCTTTCATCTTCCTCGCCTTTCACATAGTTCCTGTTGAGTACGTATGCTCAGCAGGTTATTCCCATTCCCAGTAGCCTTTCAGGCTCAGCTTCCAAACACTCACATCCGCATGGCTCACACTTTCTTCTATCACCCCGGCAGCGTCGCACAGCACGATCGCCTCGCCTGCTGCCAGACCACTCGCTGGCACCCTGACCACCTGCGTAGCTCCGTCCGCGGCGGCGCTGCTCCCATTAGGCCGCAGATACCCGTTGGCCGTCGCTCCTGACGAGGTCATATCCACACCCAGGTGCAGCTTGGCCGCCAGCGAGCTCAAATAGGCCGAAAAATCCACGTCCGCCCAGTTGGTGTCTGCCGGGTTCTCGTTCAGCACGTTCCCCTGGAACTTCTCGCGGTACACCAGTCCCCGCGGCTTAAAGGCCAGCACTCTCGGTCCCACGCTGATCACCGGATTGGCGATGTACCAGTAAATGGTACCGGGTACATTTTTGGTATCCGATCTGATCCGTAGCTGGGTGCTGGTGGTGCCGATGGTGATGTTCTTGATCTCCGCATATTCCCACCCTGACACCGCCAGCTTGGTGTACGTAGCCAGAGCGGTGGCCCCGCCCACATCGTAGAGGATCATCGTGAAGGTGTCGTTGGCAGGCAGATTGAACCACACCCCCACGCTGATCTTGGTGTTGCTGTCTTTCAGATATTTGGTGTGCAGGTGGGTCTGGTAAATGTAGTCCGTTGCCACTGGAGCGCCAGGATTGGAGATCCGCAAAAGCCGCGGAAATGGTCCCGCCGAGGTTTGCTCCCACAAACTGGCGATCGTCCCGGCGGTATTCCACCATCTCGGCTGTGCATTGGTCACAAATTCGATGGATGGAAAGTTCATCGCCAGGTTCACGCCGTGCGCTTCATCTGGCAGCCCGATATCATCCCGCAAGGCGTTGTACTGGCTCGCCAGGATCTGATCTCCTATGGATACATCTGCGCTGTTTGGCATTTTTTCTCCTTAACTCACTGTGAGCTGGTAGTCATAGGTCAGGTCATAAGAGCCTGACGAATTATCAAAGGCCTGCAGCCAGCGGCTGAACAGAAAACCGGTGCCGGTCGTGGCTGTAGCGGATGCCCCGCCAAAGATGCCGCATTCCTTGATGTTATAAGTGCTCTCGGCTCCCGTGAAGAACGTCGAGAGCGTGATCACCGCGGTGCTCCGGCTCTTCAGCGTGATCGCTTTCCTGGTCTGTTCAGCCCCCAGCCAGATATCCCCAATTGCTGGCGCTGCCACACCAGTCCCTAAAGCGTGGTAGGTCAGCCCTGCAGTGTCCTCATTGATCAGGAATTTCGCGGTGAGTGCCTTTCCCCGCGTCACCACCAGGTTCTTAGCCACATGTTCGTACACCAGCCCGCCCTGGGCGATCGCCGCCAGTTGCGCCTCCCACAGCGTCAGGCCTTCCCGTAGGAACCGCTCGATCAGCCCTCTGCGCCACACGCTCAACTGTGACTGCCCATGTATCCAGATCTGCTCTAATTCCATGTGCCATACTCCCATTCTGTGTCGTTGGCTCCGCCGCTCCCCCAGGTGTACGGCCTCTGGCTGTCATCGAAAGTCGCGGTCTCGCTGGCCAGTGTGATGCTCTCTGCCTTGTCGAACATCTCGGACAGCACATCATCCTCCCTGAAATCCGCCTTCCTGGCCGCATCTCTGGCGATCTTCAGCATCAGCATATACAGGTCCGGGAAATAATCGCCCAGGTCCAGCTTCTCTTCGATCCACCCTCCGCCGACCCAGTTCCTTTCCAGGCGCCGGATCATAAATGCGCCACTGATCGACCGCAAGCTGTTCACCAGCGTGATCACCGTCCCGGCGCGCAAGCCAGGCCGGTTCTGGGTAAGGGAATAAGCCGTTCGCTCCATGGCTTTCTCTGCCAGAATCCCCCGCCCCACCTCTCGGGCCGCCTCCCGGCTGTCCAGATTGACGTCCTCATACACATCATCGAACCAGCGCCCGTAGGTATCGTAACTGTCATCATTGCGCACTCGGATCCTCACCGGCGCTTCGTACCTGGCCGTCACCCGCCAGCCGCGTTTCAAGTTGGCTGGGGCTGTTTTGAATTCAAAAAATTTCTCCCGGTATGCGAATAACACTTCCACCCCGGCATCATCGTCATCAATGTATTTGATCCCGATCACCTGTTCATCCCACACCGGCACGGCATCTGTTCCTGTGTTTTTATCGATCACCACCGCAGAGCCTGACGATGGCGCATGGTAGAAATGCGGCACCACGAAGCGCACCTGCTGCCCGTCTCCGGCATATTCATGAGTAACATCGCTCGACAGATAGGTTCCCCCCATCACCGTCACCCGGTTCACGATCCCAGCGCCATCACCTTCCCGCTGCAGCCCGCTGTAAGGGAAGGTGGTTGCATAATTGGGCGCATCGGAGAATGAAAAGGGTGCATCCGCCGCGCTCACCGCGTACCAGTGCAGCTTTTTGTCATAATCAATGTACCAGTCCGCCCCCATCATCTCAGCCAGCTTGTCCAGCGCCTCTCGATCTGATATCTTTGGCGCCACAAAACTGGGCGCCGTCCCCTGGCTGGTCACATAGGTTGAAAAATCGAACGCCGTCAGATCGGGATCCGCATACGTCCGGATATCCGCCAGGATTTGTGCATCTGTCTGCCCTTCCCAGGACTTCGTGATAAGGCTTTTTCCCATCTCCACCGTGTAATCCGCCGCCGTCCAGATCTGGTCCAGCGCCGGCCCGAACTCCATGTCCCGGTAATTCAACAGCCGCCCGGCAAAATACCTCACCGTCTCCGCCGTATTGCTCACGATCACCTCGTCCCAGGGACCCAGCCCCAGGCTGAGCGCATTGAACACCGGCAGGGTTAACACGTCATACGCCTTGCCCATTTCCTGCACGATCGTCATTCCCGGCAGGCCGCGTTCCCCGGTGGGGATCAGGCTCACATTTGCAGTGATATCCACTCCCCCCACCTTCACCTTCACGTTGGCTGTTCCTGGATCGTACGGGCTCATCCGCTCACTCCCTGCATCGCCAGCCCGCGTGCCAGTTGCCGCTGGATCAGTTGCCCGTCCAGGAACACGTTGACCACCACGGCTTGCTCTCCGCCGGCGCTGCCTGCGTTGTACTGCTGTTCACGATTTTCAACTGTCACCCGTTCGCCCTGCTGAAGCATCAAATTCACCGGCACCCGGTCTCTGCCTGGCGCCCCCCCCACGATGAACGATCCGCCCTCTGCCATCGCATACGGATCATCCTCTCCTGGCGGTTCAGCCGTGATCCCCTGCCTGGCCACAAACGGGACCCGCCCGTGCACATTGATCCACACTTCCGCAATGTAGGTGCCTACCAACCCGTGCAGGCCGCTCACGATGCTCCAGATCTGGTCTCGCGGTAACGCCAGGATCGCCGACCATTCCTCCATGCTCGCCCCTGAGCGCTCCAGGGCATCTTCCATTTCCTCCTGTTCCAGGTTCAGGTCGTTGATCGCCCCCTGTTGCTGCTTCAGCATCTGCGTGTAATAATCCGATTGGTCTCCGGCTTCCGCCAGCACCTCTCCTGACCTGGCAACACCCTCGATCATTTTCACTCCAGCCTCATCCACCAGCCCAAAACCCTCCGGACCGGCCAGCTTGGCCAGCGCCATCATTTCCTCTTCGGTGAAGCCGTCCACGGCCAGTTGCTGCTGCGCCAGGTTGAAGATCATCTGCTTGGTCTGCAGATCCCATGCAGCCGTCACGTTGTCGATCTCTTCCCGCACCCCTCCCAGTTGGCCGTTCAGGTTCTCCAGTTCATCTTTCTGCCGGGAATTCAGATAACTCTTGCCCTCCAGTTCGGCGATCTTCGCCACCAGCTCGGCTTCTTCGTCCTTTAGCTCGGTGACCTTTTCCCTCGCCTTTTCAAATCCCTCCGTCAGCCCCAGGCTCATCGTTTGCTGCAATGCTTTCATTGCCGCGTCAGTGTCCAGTGTCGTTTGAGCCAGCCCCTCACCGGCGTCGCTGGCCTCTTCCCACGTGGCCGCGATCTCGTCCCACACCTCATCGCTGCTCTGTGCCGCCGCCTGCTGTAAGGCCATCTCCCAATTGATCTTACCCAGCTCCCCGGACAGGTTTGCTCCGCTGAGTGCCGCCTTCCACAGCATCATGGTGAATTTCCCCTGGCTGATCGATCCAGCATCCACCATCTGGTTCAACTCTGCGAACGCGTTTGTAAACTCGACGATCCCGCCGGCGTCCGCATCCTTCCCCAGATTGAAGATCCGTTCCGCCAGCGCCACTTTGACATTTTCGAACGCAGCCTTCATCTGGTCGATCGCCGTCGCCGCTTGATATCCCTGCTCTTCCAGGGCTTCCAGCCGCTGTGTGGCGATCTCAATTGTGGCCATCTTGAACGCTTCTTCACGGCTCAGCCCCACTACTTGCTTCTGCAATTCTTCGATGCGCGTCCGCACCCGCCCCGCGCTGATCCCGAATGTGTCCAGCCGTTGGATCGACTGGTTGGCCAGTAACAGCGTGAACTCCTCGAACGCCTCCTGGGGGCCGCGTCCCATCGCCGTGCCTAGCGTGATCGCTATCTTGGTGAGCTGTTCTGCTTCCTGGGCGTTGCTCGCCAGCCCCATCGAGAACAGTCTGGCTGCGTTCGCCGCCGCCGACATCCGGCTGATCGCCCCATCCGAGGCTCTCAACACCCCATCCAGTGCCTGTTCTGCCTCGGCGCTTCCACCGGCGAACGCTTGCAGCGCTGTGGTTGCCCGGGTAGATCCTGCTCCCAGCTCGAACATCTCCAGCGTTTCCCTGGCTATGGTCCTAACCGCGGTCACTGCCGTGGCCGACATCGCCATCTGCGCTATATTGAAGCCCTTGGTGGTCTTCTCAGCGTTTCCGGTTTCCCGTTCCAGGTCGGTCAGCTCGCGCTTGACCTCCGTTACCCCCATGCCGGATTTCAGCGTTCTCAACAGAATGTCTAATACCGAACTCGCCATGTTTTACCTTCCGCCATAGTTCGGGTGCTCCTTGCGTTTCTTCTCCAGCGCCCGTTCCACGTCAGTCATCAGCCTCTTCATCTCCGGTAGCCTGTCCAGGCCTTTGAACACGCTCAGCCAGTCCTCTGGCAGCCAGTCGATCTCCCATGGGGCGATCACCGCTCCCCCGCATATCTGGTTGATCAGGCTGGCCGTGTTCACCTGGATCAGCATCCTGTGATCGGTTGCGCCGCTGTGTGCCACATCCAGCAGCGCATCCTTTAGTTTTTTTCCAGTCCCTCCAGGTGCATCGTGATCAGCGCCCAGGTCTCGGTCTGCATCCACTTCCACAGCCCGATCATTTCCTGATCCAATAATGTTTTAGCGAACTCCCGCACCTTCTCCGGACTTTCCCCCCACACCTGCGCGTACCAGGCATACACCTCATCGTTCAACGTGATCATGTCCTTGTTCAGCGCCTCGATCTCCCCGTTCAGCCGTTCATGCTCGGCCTCGTCGCTCGTGCTGCCCAGCGCTTTGATCTGCATCCGGAACACGTTTTCCAGCTCGCGGTTCTTGCGCTGCAAGTCGGCATACGTCTCTCTCACCGCCCGCGGCAGGTTGACCCACACCTCGAAGGTGATCGCCTTATAGGCCTGGTGATAGCTCCCCAGGTTCATCGGCCGGGTGATCTTCTGGTAACCCAGATCCAGTGCTTGTTGTAGTTTGCTCATCCTGTCTCCTAGATGGTGCTTACGTTGGTGCTCACCAGCATTTGGAACATCTTGGCCGATGTCGGGTCATAGATGCCCGCAAAGGTCACTGTGTCCAGCAGCGTGCCATCCGCTTCCTGCGCGTTGCCCACGTACTGGTCCCAGTAGCCCCAGATATCCAGCTTCAGGCTGTGATTCTCGCCGGTGCCGATCTGCGATCCCTCGACTTCCAGTCTCAGAGCCGCCGGGGTCTTCGGGCCGCCGGCAGAACTCTTGGCCGCCGCTATGATCGCCTGGCTCGTCGCATTGCGTTCAAAGGTCAGTGCCGCCGTCACTCCGATCATGCCCTCTTCGTGGTCCGTGAAATACGTGTAGGCAGATCCATTCATGATCGGGTGCAGTCCGGTCAGGATCTCCACCGTGCCTGCCCGCAAAATGCCGGCCTTCTCGGTAGTACCCAGGGCCGCCCAGGTGGCATCCAGATAGATCCGCATCAGCTTGGCGTTGATCGTCTCCACGGTCGGCTTGGATATGCCCGCCTGTGCCACGCCGGTATCGTTCTTCTGGGCAAAATATTCCAGTTCGGCCTGCAGGTTGGCATCCCCCTGCCCCTGCGGTACCTGGAAGCTGAAGCGCAGCCGCTTGCCCATCACATAATGCCGCAGCGACACATCAACATTGTCCTCCAGCCACAGTGCGATGCTGTCCGGCTCATTTTCCGCCGTCATGGATGGGTCGAACGTCCACAGATAATCTAGTTGACCGACTGTTTGCTCGGACGGCACAACTGCGCCCTCCAGGCAGATCGACCCCAGCATGGGCAGGATCTGGAAGTACCCGTGCGGGATCCTCAGTGTGTCCGTCACCAGCTTGGCGTACACCATCGTGCGCGTTGCATCCGCCCGTACCTTCATGTCATCCCGGATCTTCGCCGTCTGGTGATCCGCCGTGATCGGCTGGTGTTCGCCCAGCACATATCCGGTCGCTGCTGCCAGCGTCCCATGCGGGTCTTCAGCCCCATACAAAATTGCCGTCAATGCTTTTTGTCCGCTTGCCATTAGTTAGCTCCTTCGATCGCTTCCTCGATCAGTTCTTCGCCGGTTTCCTCCGGCTTGGTTTTGGTTTTTCTGGCGGGTTTCACCAGCTCGTAGGTCTTCCGTTCCAGCGCCGCCTGCAGGATCACCCAGGGGTCGTTGGCCAGCTCTGCTTGGCTCTTCCCATCCAGAACCTTTTCCTCATATTCCTGTTTCCACTGCTCGGCCAGCTCCTCGCTGATCTCATGCGGCAGCCCGATCACACCCTCGCCTTTGCCTGCATACACGTATTTTTCCATCTCGCCTCCTAAGCGTTCACCGGGTACACCCCGGATTCGTTGACTCGTACAATGAACTTGAAAATGAGTCCTGTGTGCTGCTCATCGCCATAGACGATGTTCCCCGGCCCGGACCACCACCGCTCTGGCAGCATCGGCGGCTCGAAGTCCTCCACCGTGCCGCTCAGCGTCAGATTTTTGGCTGCCTCATGTTTCACCAGGATCACGAACGGCGCCGCCGTGCTCAGCGCATCCGGCAGGCTCGCCCTGGCCACGTACAGCGTCACCTGGATGTCATACTCCGCCCGCTGCACCCCTCCCGCGCTGTACACATCCCCCCCGCTCACAAAGGTGATCAGCGTGGTCGGGTAGCTCCTGATCATCTCCGGCAGCTCGCTGTAGATGTGCACCTGTCCCGCGTTGTCCGTCAACTCGGCCGTCTTGGCCGCCGTGTGCACCGTCTGGAACAGCGTCTTCAGTTCGTCCATCCATGGGAAATAGGTGTCTGCCATTACTTCACCACCATCCGGTCCAGTAGCCGTTCTCCGGCCTGTTTGATCAGCGCGTTCAACTTATCCTCATTCCTTGCCAGTATCGCCTTCACCCTGCCTTGCAGCGGCTGCCCCTTGCGCGGCCCGCTCGCATAGTGATAGCCGGACTCTTCTTCCAGTTGCTTCGGATACAGAAAACCTCCATCGCTGGTCACATTCGTGCCCACCCGTGTCGTCACTTCCCGCCCCACGATCGAGGTGGTTTGAGCAGTGATTTTGGAGCGATATATGCCTTTATCTACTGGCGCTTCAACCTTCCACTCCCGCATCAGCAATGCCCCCCCTTGCTTGCCGGCTTTCTCCATTTCCTCGGTCCACATCCGGTCGAAATTCGCTAGATTGCGGATCAGCTTCGCCAGGCCCGGTATTTGGATATCGATCTTTGCGCCCATTACACCGTCACCTTCTTGTACATTTCCAGCATCTTGCGCACCTCGGCCGGGAACTCCTTCACGAAGAACACCCGCCCCAGCTCGACATTCGCCGTGCCGTCCCCAAAGCCGGCTTTACCTCTCCCCAGCATCACCCCCGCCACCACGATCGTCGCTCGCTTCACCATCTCCGGCGCCCTGAAGATCTTGATCTCTGTGTTCTGGATGTGTACCGCCGCTGTGCTCCCGTTCCGCCCCCTCGCCACCGTCAGCGTGTTCGTAATGCCTGCAGTTACCACCGTGATCTCGACTGCTTCATCCTCGATCCTCGCCAGTTGCCCGGCCTGGAACCGCGGCGTCACCCCCCACTGGTCCGCCCCGTCTGCATCGTTTACCGTGATGGACACCCCATCCGCCGCCAGCGGGTTGTTCTCCACCGTGTCCTGACTGTTCTCCCACACCTCATCTCGATCATCCGCACACGCCCACCAGCCCGTGATCCGCACCGATTTCTGACCTGCCGGCCATAGTCCCTCTGTGCCGTTCGGGTCCATGATCAACAGGCTGTAGCTTCTCGCAGAGTTCAGATCTCCCGCCACTGTGGCGTAGTAATCTGTGGCTGCCAGCGTATCGTAGGTCTCGCCGTCATCGTCGCTGATCTCCACCGTGTCGATCTCGATCAGGTCATCCACCCACAGCTCGTCAGAGCTTTTTCGCACTGAATAACTGCGTGCCGCATACGCCGGGTAGAACGACCGCTTGCAGTGCCGGTCCACCTCCCGGCTCGCCTGGTTCAATAGGGTCAGCATCAGCGCGTCATAATCCGTGTTCCCTGGTTGGTACACGTCCGCCATCGCCGCCTTCAGCTCGCTCGGGGTTGCATACAGGTTCGGCATTTTTACTTATCCTCGCTCGGGCCTTTCTCCCGTTTGGTCGCTCGCTTCCTAGGTACCTCGGCTGCCTTTTCCGTTTTCACAAAGCCGGCTCTTGCATAGCGTTCGGTTCGTTCCTCCGGCCAGCCCACGATCTCGTCTCCCGGCCGGTAATCCTTGCCGGTGGGCACATCGTAGAATGCTCTCAATACGATCACTTTCATTTCACGCTCCTTCAAATCCGGGGGCGGGGAGGATTTGAACCTCTCCTTGGGGACTGGATCCCTTCCCGTTGCGGTGCAGCGTCTTACGGGAGGCCAACCCCTGCCAGCCAGGCCATCCGCGCCGCCGCCCCCGGTCTAGTTCATCGGCTAATCCACCGGCTAGTTCACGATCTCGTCAACACTGGCCACATCCAGGTCATCCGCCGGGCGGTAACGTGCATCTCCGCCCAGCAGCACGGCTGACACATATGCGCCAGCTACGCCATCGCCTACCGTGACCACCAGCGCCACGTGGGTGAAACCGGACGAGATCTCGTCTGCCCGCACCCCGATCAACGCCTGCTTGTTGTCGTCGGTGGCCGCGAATTGGGTGATCGCCTTGCCGGTCAGGTCTGCCGCACCGGCGCCAGCCGCACTGGTCGCTTCCTGCAGTTTGGCATCCAGGGTGATGTCTGTGGCGCCCACGTTCAGCACCGCCAGTACCTGGCCCAGGTTCTCCATCGGTACCCAGTCCGATGTCACGCTGGTGTTATCCACCAGCTGGGGGTCGATCGCCCCCATTACTGCGATTTTCTCGCTCAATAGTGCTGTCATTTCTGCCTCCTTATGCAGCGTCAGTCAGAACTACGATCGGGCTCACCGAGGTCGAGCCGTCTGCCAGCGTGATGCTCGCGTTCAGCCAGGCCTGCCCGTCAACCGCTTCGAGAATGCGGAAGACCTTCTTGTTCTTCTTGAACTCGATATGTTCGGACCAGTCGATGGTGATGTTCTGGCGGTCGCCCACCAGGTAGTAGCTCGGGTCCACGAACATCAGGTCGCCCTCAGTTCCCAGCGCCGGCAGTTTCTCGGTGTAGAAGATCGGCCGCCCCAGCAGGGTATCCGGTTTCCCGACCACTGCTCCCGGCTGCCACACCAGCGTGTTGCCCGCGTCCACCATTGCCATCAGTTGCGGCAGGATCGACTGGCTGGCGATCCAGATCGGCTCGCCGCCCATCAGCATCTTGGCGTACATCCCGATGATGTCCGCATACGCGATCGCACCGGCTCCGGCGCGTGCCACCGTCACCTTGCAGTCGGCATTCAACATGCCTACTGGTTTGCCCACCCCGTTGGCGCGCAGGAAGGCGTAATCTTCTGACCAGCCCAGCCCGCCCCCAAAGGAGCCCGGCCCCGCCAGGAAGACTTCCATCGACACGATACTGTCGCGGATCAATCCGTTGGGCATGCTGATCAGCCCGGCCAGTTCGCGGGCATGTAGTTCGATCTCGCGGAATTTCACGCTCGATTCGGTGATCTCCGCGTTTTCTTCGACCCAGTAATACACCCCGCCGCCATAGAACGCCGAGGCTCCCGCTGCGCCCTGGGTCAGGTCCACCGCTGGGAACGGCACTACCCGGCTGCCCATCGGAATGACCCGGGCCCGTTGGCGGATGATCGAAGCCTCGCCGCGGGCGGTCAGGATATCCTGGCGGTGTTCCGGTTGGATCAGGAATCCGCCCAGGTCGCCCTGTTCTCCCGCCAGCGCCTTCTCTTCGAGCGCTGTCAGGCGTGCATCCGGGACGTGTTTCTCGCGGAATTTCACGATGGAGGCCAGGTACTCGCCGAAGCTCTTGAAGCCGCCTTTCTCAGCCTTTGCGTCCTTCTCGCGGGTCTGCGCCTCCACCGCCTGGCGGTTCTCAGCCTCCACCAGCGCCAGATCACGTTCCAGCACACTTTCCATCTGCTTGGCGCGCTTCTCGATTTCTTCCGCCTGGCTCAGCCAGCGGTCAATCTCCTCGCGCTTCTGATCGGTCAGTTCGCCGTCAGCCTCCAGGGCTGCCTTTGCCTGGCTGATCAGATTGTGAGCTTGCTTGTACAGCTCCTCGATTTTTGTAGTCATCTGTCACCTCACACATTAAATTTGGATTGTAGGCGATGGTTCAGCTCCAAGATCCGGATCCGCAGTTGCGCGGCCTGTTCCAGGGTGGGTGGCGTGACCGGCCCGGCCCTTACCTCCAGGTGCTTCTCAATTGCCTCTACCAGTTCAGAGATGCCCATCATGGCTGGGTCGATCCCCAGCCCAGTAACCAGGCGTCTCAGTTCTTCTTCCGCCTGGATATCTGCCATCTTTACATCTGTGGTCACCGTTGCCGGGTTCGCCCCCCACGTCACCGGGCTGTATTCCCACAGCCGGATCTCCTTGATCCTTCGCACCGTCGCCCCCTCCACTTTGTCCAGCTCGGCCAGCACTGCATCAAAGCCGATCGACCACTCAGACATCGCCCCGGCCTTGTACAGCGCGTACGCCTCCCGCCCTCGCTGGACATCCATCACCAGTTGCGTCCTCGTAAACAGCCCCCCGCTGGCATTCGGATATCGCATCCGCACCGCCTCCGGCAGCAGGTCCCGGCTGTGCTCCTGGATCACCAGCGGCATCCCGATCACCTCTGTCCATTGGTGCTGCCATAGCACCCGGATCTTGCTCGACCCGTTCGGGCCGCGCTCCTCGAGCGACTTGCCGAACGCCCCGTACTCGATGATGTCCGGCGGCATATCGTGATCCATGATCCCCATCACCGACACATACGCCTCCACAATGCCGGTTTCATCATCCAGCCCCATCGTCATCGACGGGAAGATTTTTTGCTTCCGTTCTCCTGCCATCTCGCCTCTCCTTAATCTTCGATCACCGGTAACAGCGTGCACCGGCACTTCGGGTGTAATGGCGGGTAACCGACGTCCGAATAGCCCATCACCATCGTCAGTAACCGCCCCTTTTGTTCAGCTCCTTCAGGCAGTATCGCCAGCGCATCATCTGGCAGCTCCACCACCATCGTGTCTCCCTTACCGAAATAATTCGTTCCGATCGCGATCACGCTGCCGTGCATCTCTCCGCAGAACGGGCACACCCGTTCATCCAGCGCCGTGTACCATTCCTTGCGCTCCACCCCTGCCTGCCGGTACGATTCCTCAGCTCCCGCATTGCTGGATCGTATCGTCTCCGTCCTGGCGATCGTCAGCGCCCGGTCTTTGGACCATCCGCCATACAGCGCCTGCAGCTCGTCGGCCAGCTTGCCAACTCCCCAGCCTTCCAGTTGTGCCTGCATCACCAGCTGCCGCACCCCTTCCGCTGTGCTCATGCTGATCTGCTCCGCAAACGTGAACGCGTAGTTCTCCAGCCATGCCAGTGTGTCCTGGCTGCTCAGATCCCAGCTGATCCCGAAGCTGGCCGATATCGTCTCCCCTTGCTCGTCCATCAGCGCCAGGAACAGCGGCAGGTACGCCATTTTCCAGAACTGGGTGTTCTGGCTGATCACGCCCAATAAAAATTTCAGGATATCGCTCCACGGCTCGTCTGCCTTGCGCCGCTTGAATTGCTTCAACTCTGCCAGCATTGCCGGCAGTTCTTTTTCAAATTGCTCCCTGGCTGCCTGCTCGAACCGTCCCTCCCAGGCTCGCGCCACCACGTCCAGTGCCTTATGGAATTTCGCCCCCATCTCCTCACGCGTCGCTTTCCTGCTCTTCTTCTCCTTCGCCGGAACCATCCCTAGCCCTTTTTCCCCGATCTCTGTGATCATCATCGGCCGCAGGAACACATCCCCGTTCTCGACTTCTCCCAGTTCCACCTCGCGCCGTGCTTCGTTGACTGTCATCCAGCCACCTTTCACGCCCGTGTCGGCTCTCTGGAACTGTGCCGCCCGGTCATCCCGCGCCGCCGGCACATGCGAGTAATCCGGCACCACCTGGCCGATTTCCCCCAGCTCATCCGCGAACGACACGTTCATCGCCTCGATGATGTCCGCTGTTTCCGGCTCTACTTTCTCCTCCCACAGCTCCTTGCGTGCCTGCTCGTAGTTGGAATAAGTGCTCGCTTCCAGCCCGGCCTTGATCCCGATCAGGATTGGTGGCACGTCGAATGTCGTGCAGATCCTCACCTCGGACATGCTCCGCAGGTCCGGGAAGGCCATCTCTTCCATGTTCAGCCCGATCCGCTGGTATTCTGCCTCCGTATCCAGGATCAAGTCTTTCCACCAGCCGGCTTCTCCTGCGTACTGCTCGTCGATCCGCGCCCGGATCCGCGTCATCTCAGCATCATCGATCTCGTGCTTGACCCCCCACACTCCCATCGGCACCGCCGCCTGTTTGAAAAATTGGTCGATGAACGCCGTTGCCCGGTTGTCGATATCCACTTCCCGCGCCGCTGCCATCAATGGCGGGATCCCCCGCCCCAGCCCCTCGAACGGGTCCAGCGGGTTCACGAATTTCACATGGATCACTTCCCCTGGCAGGTACGGCACCTTCTCCCCTTCCACCGGCACATACACGTACCCAAGCAGTTCTTTCTCCTTCGGCACCGGCCGCATCCGGTCCGGTCTCACCAGCCACAGCTTCTCCGTCTGCTTGCCCTTCTTCTCCTTGATCAAAAAGGCATTCCCTTCCAGGTTGCGGTAGGTGTTCATCATCTCCAGGATGTAACGCATCGAATAATTCTCGTTCGGCCGGTCGAACAGCCTTTGCAGATGGTGCTCTTGCCACGCCTCCCCTTGCCCATCTACCATCCGTTCCACCCGCAGGTGCGTCCCCTTGGCTGTGGTTGCGATCTTCCGGATGCATGCGAACACGATCTGGTTTTTCTCATACCCCTCTTCTGCGAAGGTCTGGTAATCCACCAGACTCTTCACCGGCCTCATCCGCTGCCACCCCGGGAACATATACGGCGATTTCTGCCGGCTGCCCCCTGTCACATGCCGCACCGCCGTCCCGATCAATTTACTGGCCGTCAACAGCCGTTCGCCAAACCGTCGTTTTGCCATCAATAGATTCCTTTGCTGTTCTTCCGTAGCATCTGCATCCCACCGGTCACCGTGTCGATCTGGTCATCATGCAGGCTGGTCCCGTCCGGCTTGAACGCCAGCGCCTCCGCGATGAATTCGCCTATCCACGGGCCTCTCACCAGCTTCACCCTGCCGGTCTCCTGCAGCACCTGCAGCGGGATTGCCCGCCCGAATTTGTCCTTCTCCGGTGTCACCGGCTTGATCGGCCTGCCCGTCAGCCGTTTATCTCGTTTCAGGTCCTGGAACGCCGCCAGTTGGAACGCCACATTCTCGATCCCCCATACCGTCCCGTAGTCCTCTCTACCGCTCCACTCTGCCATCACCCCTTGTGTCTTCGGCCATTCCCAGCGTCCTCGCAGCATATCCCGGATGTACAGTGTCCCTTCCGCATCGTAGGCCACCGCTGCGCTCGCCGTGTAATCCGCCGTTTTCTTCTCGCTCACCGCCAGATCCCAGTACCGCACCCATCGCAGCCCTTCCGGCGCTTTCTCTGCGATATCCCATTTCGGCCCGAAGAAGTTGCCTGTCAGCGCCACCGGCTGCTGTTGGTACAGCGCCGTCCACTCATGTGCGCTCATGTTTTGCTGCGTCTTCAGCAGCTCCTCACGCCCGAAACGCTCCGGCCAGGCCGCCTCTCCGCTCTCCCTTCCTATCGGATCGGCCAGGTTCAGGTACCGCCCTTCCAGCATCGCCTCCTGTTGGCCGGCCTCATCCTTGGCGTACTGCCCTTCCTCGAACGCCAGCGCCGGCACGCTCACTACCTTGTACTGGTCCGCCTGGCTGTTCGTCGCCATCCGCTTCAACAGCCGGCCGACAATATCATCCGGGTGCCATCTGGTCATCACGATCACGATCGCCGCCCCGGGTTCCCTTCGGGTATAAAAAGATGAATTCCACCAGTCCCACACCGCATCCCGCTGGTTCTGGCTCTCGGCCTCTTCTCGGTTCTTGAAGGGGTCATCCAGTACCAGCAGATGCCCGCCGAAGCCGGTAAAACCGCCCCCCACGCCGTTGGCGATCACTCCGCCCAGGTGTGGCGTCGCCAGGTTCCATGCCTGCGCGCTCCGGCTGTCCCAGCTCAGCGCCACCGGCGCATCGTTCAACGACCGTGTCCCAAAGATGCTCTGGAACCGCACACTGTCCACATACTCCCGCACGATCCGGCTGTTGGCGTGTGCCAGGTTCGCTGCATAACTCGCCTCCATCACTCGCTTGTTCGGCATCCGGCCCAACAGCCACGCCGGGAACAGCTTGCTCACCAGCTCCGTCTTCCCAATTCTGGGCTGCAGCTCGATGATCAACCGCCCCAGCCCTTGCTTCCCGAACGTGCGAATATACTTCTCGACCTGCTCCAGCTCCCCCGCGATCAGCTTGTGCACCTTCGCCGTCTCATACCACGGCAGCAGGTACTCCCCGAACGCCAAAAGCCGCCGCCTGGCCAGCTCGCGCCGTGCCAGTTCGCGCTTCGCTTCGCTCTGCCCGACCGCAGGGGCTGTTACTGTCATTCCTCTGCCTCTTCGTTGTTCTCAGCCAGCACCGACCAGTCCCCCCCAGCCAGCCGCATCAGGTCTTCCTCGTCCATATCTTCCAGCCTGCGCCCCGTCGACAGTTTCCCGCTCAACAGCATCGCCCGCAGTTGGCTGATCGGGATATAGTCACCCACCATCTCCAGGTACATCTTCCTATCGGGGTGGTGCTTGTAATCTGGGTCGCTCGCGCTGGCCACCAGCGCATTCAGCACCGCTCCCCGGTGCCGGTACAGTTCCGCCGTTTGCAGCTGCGCAATTGCCTCTTCCAGCGCTGGGTTTTTCCGCCGCCACGTGCTGATCACCCGGTCAGTGGTCAGCCCCAATACCTTCGTGGCCAGCTCCTCCTGGGTATCCGGCCAGCGCTTCTCTTTGGGCGTTGCCGCCCAGGCAATGTACGCCGCCTTCCGGAAACCCCAGCCCTGCTCCCTCAGCATCAAATAAGAGTCCATCCACGCCGGCGGTTCCGCCTGGCCCGTGAACGAAGCGATCAGCATCTCCCGCGCCTGTTCCTCCCGCGTCCGGTCATCCCGCCCCTCATCCACCAGCTCCTCGATCTCGAACAGCGTTGGCTGCAAATTGGGTTTATCTAACGGCATCGGCCTCTTCCTCTCGCCCCTGGCCTTAAACAAAAAACGCCAGCGGCATATAGCCGCTGGCGCTCATCTCCAGCTGCGCTCCCACCACAAGTAGGGAGCTGCGTAATATTTTTAATTACCCCCATTTTAGCACAAACATTCTCCCCTTTCAACCGAAATATCATACTTTCCTGGATAATTGCCTATTGACAAACCTAACGATAGGTTTTATAATATAGTCATAAGTTGAGAGCGGTTCTCAACAAAATAAAAAGGAAAGTAAAGATGAATGCACAAATCACCATAAACCCTGAAGGCGAAATCGAACAAGCGGCAGCGCAGACGCACATCCACGCGCCCCAGAAACTAGAACGGGGAGATACACTCTATGTCTGTAAATGTGGCGCACGCAAACAGAAAAGTAAAATCGTTGATGGAGAAAAGATTGAAGTGTGGAAGTTCGAAAGCAAAGAAGAAGAAGTTGCTCGTCGTCATGCAATTGAAATGCTCGAAACCGAAGGTTATGGCGACGATAACAAGGGCGATGCACAGGATCAGTACGACGGCGGACGTGGTGCTGGCTCTATGGGTCAGCCCACTGACTAGGAGCAAACAATGATACTCTCTTACGTTGATGTCCTCGGTGACAGAATTAAAATGAGAATCTCAAAAAATGGAAAATGGCAGATCTACTGGGGATATATCAATCTCCCGCAAGGCGCAAAAGCGATCGGGACCATTACACGGGATAATAACCAGACAGGCGCATTGATCCAGTTGGCATCAGGCATATACGTCCAGGGCAATGCTGGAGCAATCCGCACGCTCGATCAAACCGAAGTCAAAATTGCAATAAAGCGTTCCGCGGCTGCTGCAAATCTAGGCTCCGCAACCTCCTCCCGCAAAGCAAGATCAAGCGCTGCGAATGGCAAATTGGGAGGCAGACCCAAAAAATCTCCTTGATCTACTCCCGTAGGGGCGCATTGCAATGCGCCCTCTTTTTTTGTCATTGCGAGGAGCCGCCCCGCGGCGACGTGGCAATCTGCTTGTCTCCCTTAAAAGGGCGCCGCCCCTGGGGGGCAGGGGCGGGGCCGGGATCGTCAGTTCTTATCTGACTAACTTCGCAAGTGCCCTTATTATAAGGTTAAATGTATTTTTATGCAATACCTCAATTCCTCAACGACGCCCCCGCCCAGATTCGTACTGGGATGGTTCTAACTTGCGAAGTTAGTGTCCTTTCCATTGGACGACGGGGGCTTTATAATTGTACATCTCTTATTCCCCCTCATCAATCCTCACCCGCTCCCACATCCCCCTCACCGCCTCTACCAGCTCCCCCTGCAGCTCCTCCGGGCATCCCTCAAAGATCGCCATCCACTCCGCGTACTGCCTCTCGAATTCCTCCCCCCCATCATCCCGCTTGTCCGCTCCAACGTTGTCCAACATCACGGTCCTCCAGAATTTCCGGAGGCTGGTACAATAGGTCTTAGCCTATGCACCGGCCCATCCGGTGTGTCGGTCAGGGTCTGGTGCGTGGTTCCGGCCACCGCCAGGCCCGTCTCGTTAATGCAGAATTCCCTCCACCACGCTTCTTTGTGCGACCAAAGAACTCAGACCATTTAGGTACGTGATAGAGGGAACTCTACCGGTTAAAAGAAATGTTCTGAGTTATCTTCTTTGGTCGCACCTCCAGCATATCACACATTTTCCCACAATGCAATCCCCGTAGGGGCGCATTGCAATGCGCCCTTTGGCCATCCCGCCCCTTGACCGAACTAGAACGGCATCTCATCCTCTTCCCCTTCATCCTCATCCAGCCGCTCCCACCACCCCGGCCCTCCCAGCGGGCAGTCGAACTCGCACTCCTCAGTTCCCGCCGCTGGGCAGTACCAGCTCCCGTCCTCCAGCTGGAACGCCTGGCAATTCAGGTCATATTCCCAACAGCCATCCTCCTCGTTATAGATCCAATCATCCTCCAATGATTCATCATCCAGAGGCTTGAACAGATCATCCTCCCATGGTTCATCGTCCTCGTAATCCTCATAATCGTCATAATCCATCGTGATTCCCATCACCCTCTCCTTTCTAGATCTCCACCGCCACCCGCTCCGCCAGCTTCGCCAGCGCCTCTTCCTTGCTCACCAGCAGCCGCGGCCGGTCGTTATCGTTCTTCTTATACGCCAGCTTCATCCCGATCAGCTCATCCGTCACCGATCTGATCAGCCGCCTGGCCCGGCACTCCGGCAGCCCATGCTGCAGTGGCAGGTACGTCACCCCGTATTCTTCCGTGCACATCTCCATCACGATCTTCGCATCATACAGGCTGAACCCCCCCACCTCCTCCAGCCCTGTCGGCTCGATCTCGAACAGGTACGGCGCCGACATCAACAGCACATACAGCCGTTTCTCCGATACCTTGTTCACCACCTCGATCATGTTCGTATTCGCCCGGGCCAGGTCCGCCAGCGCTCGGTATTTCTCCACTTCCGGCGTGATCGCCTCCCGGAACAGCCGCCGTTCCTGCTCCTGGTGCCAGCTTGCCCGCACATGCTCCCACCCTGCCGCGATCGCCCCCGTCAGCCAGGCGCCTGCCACCAGCCATAACAGCACCCCCACCCACGCCCATTCCTCCCCTGCTCGCCAGCCCAGGCTTCCCGCCACGATCGCCAGCGTGAGATATCCCACACATCTTTTCAGATCATCTCTCTCCATGCTTACCTCCATCAGGTGCCCCCTCCCCTGCTAGTTCGCTCTGTCCATTACCTGTACTGCTGACTCGCACGCGTGCCTCATGCGCCGCAAAGTGCGGGGCACGGTGCGCCGGCAAATGTTTGAAGTGCGCCGCAAGCCCCTGCTGGTTGTTGAACCTCTTCCCGCAGGCCAGGCAGGCTTGCGCCTTGCCCCGCGCAGGCCTGCGTTCCTCCCCTTCATGCTGCGTGGTACTCTGCGTCGCAGGCCGTCGCAGCCCTTCAATGATCTCCGTGTGTGCCGCCCGCACTGCGATCAGCACCCCTGCCGGGATCACCATCGCCAGTAACAACGCCCGCGCCAGGATCAGCACCCCCCTGTCCCCTGGCCAGATCTCCAGTACCACGTTCATCGTCCCGATCACCATCAGGTAGAACACGAACGCCGTTATCGGGATCCACAGCGGCACCTTGTGCTTGTCCAGTGTGTACTTCCGGTTATGTGCCCAGAACGTCAGCGCCGTATTGATCGATGCCAGCCCGAGGATCTCCGCCAGTACCGCCAGCGCCACCGCCAGCCACTCCGGGAACTCGAAAACTCCCCGGCAGTTCTGGTAGGTCATATACGCCGGCGCCAGTGGTGCCAGCCATGGGGCGATCGCCGATAGCAGATTGATCACGCTCGCTTCCCACATCCGGATCCATTCATTGATTTTTTTGAAGATCATCCTGGCTCCTTTCCACGCACGCCTGGCATCTCTCGATATCTGGCCGTTCATCCTCGCTGATCAGCATCCCGCTCGAGATCATCACCGCCTCGCCGTAATCGTTTCTCACCCCGCACGCCGGTGTCACCCGCTCATGCTCGCCCACCTTCCATCGGTGCATCCCATTCGGGATCCGCCCGAATACATCTGGACCATACCACCACCCCGCCATTTGCCTACTCAAAGCACACCTCCAGCGCCTTCACCGGCTCTGCCACCCACCTTCTCTTTCGTCCGCATAGGCTGCACGTCACCACCCCCTCGCTCAGCGTGGCCACAAAATGCTCCTCCATGATTATCCCCACTTCCAGCAGCTCCTCCGGCTCTGTCTCCAGCGCCTGCCTCAGCACGTGCACCCGCATCGTCTTATCCGATCCCCTGGCCGCCAGCCCCAGCACGTGCCCGCCCTGGCATCGCCACATCTTCCCGATCACCATCCTCACCTCCACCACAGTGTTAGGGTATGCACCCTGTGATCATTGACCGTCTCATCCCACGCCACTATTTTTGCCCCTGCTCTCATCGCTTGCTCTTCGTATATGCTCCTGACCGGCATTTTTCCCAACCTGCAGATCTTCAGCAGTTTCACTCCCCGCCGGTTGGTCTGGTTCTCCATCAACAGATCCCCCGGATAGAGTTCGATCTCCGGCAGCGCTGGCCCCTCTACGCCTACCACCCAGCTCTCCAATCCCACCCCGGTGGGTTTCCCCAGCGTCGCAAACAGCCAGGCTCGTTCCTCTTCCGTGACCGGCGTATAGCCTTCCATCAGCTCATTCAGCGGGATGGCCATTACCTCATCCACCGGCAGCGCCCAGGCCTCTTCCTCGGTCAACGTTTTCCATTTAGTCATGGCCCGCCTGCTTTTCTAATTGCTCGGTGGTTTCTTTCAACAGATCCACCGGCTCATCCAGCCTGCGTTCCAGATACCTCTCCATCACCATCAGCCCCTGCATCAATCGGGTCAGTATGCTCCGTAAATGTCGCGGCGATAAATTCTCCAATATCCCGAACACCTTCAGCTCGTCGATCGCGAACGAGATCAGCCCCTCTGCTGTTTCTTCCACATCCGTGCCGGTCACCCTGGCGATCTGGTCCGCCGCCTTTCGCAATCGTTCCTGCAGCCGGTCCCCTGGCGGCATCATCACCTCCCGTACCGACCCGCACTCCGGGCAAAATCCGTACTCCCCTGAAACCATAGGCTCAGCAGCCGTGCCGCCGCCCACCTTCTCTTTATCTATTGCCATATCGCCCTCCCGGATCCTCGATCGTGTATCTCCCTTTGTTGGGGCCGCTGGTCTTTCTTTTCAGGATGTATCCCATCTTGCGCAGATAGATCCCTATCCGTTTGGATGAGAACAGATCTTTTTCTTCACCCAGGGCGAATTCCTTTGCCAGCTCTGCGATTTTTCCCACGGTCTGGTCGCTTCCCTCGAGCCTGGCTTTTTCGACGGCCTTTTGTATGATGCCCTTGATCCGTTTCTCCATATAATCCTGTTTTTGGTTCTCATAGAAGTGCACCAGGAACTCAGCCGTGGATAAGGCCTTCTGTGCTTCTTCTAGCGCTTCTTTGAAGCGGCTGATTTTCTCTTTGAACTCTTCGATATCGAATTTTTCTAGTATGTCCATCGTTTGTCTCCTTTATCTGTGCAATATCTTTAGCTGTAGTGAATGTCGGTGGCGGATTGTTTTTAAAAAGTTCTTAAACTCGATCTCCATCATTCACTAATTTAAGTTCCAATAGGCTCCATAGCATCTTTTTTTTCTTAAATCTCGTATACATAGTTCACTGACATCAACTCTTTCACCATTTTTGCCCGCAAAACGACATTTTTAACCAAAAGATTGTGAAATCCGTCACTAGCTAGAAAATAGTGAATGTCGGTGAAGCTCAAAACGCCTTTTTGGGCATATTGAAATTTGTTATGTCGTTTGCCTCGCAGACAAAACATTTTTGATCTACCTCTTTTGAGCCTTTTAAAGTCAACCGTCATTCACTAAAACCCTTAAAAACCCTTAAAACACTGGAATTTGGGCCTGCTGTGCCATAAAACGACATTTTTTTCCTCCCCCGCACCCCCTCCCCAAATTTAGGAGCAGCTAAAAAACAAGGTTCACCGACATTCACTCGGGCAAAAATCTCCTTTTTGTTCATGAAAACTCCACCCCGAACCGCTCGCACAGCGACACGATCCGTTCCTCATCCCACACCACCACGTACCGCCCTTTGTTCGGCCCGCTCGTGGCTCGCTCCCGTTCCAGCGTCAGCTTCTTATCTATTAGATGTCCCACCCCCCGCGGCGTCAGATCCTTGCCCGTCCGTTTGCGCCGTTCTTCCGCTTCCGGATCGTCCAGCTTGTTCTCCTCATCCACGATCACATTGGCGATATCCGTGATATGCTGCACCGACAGATCCCAGAACGGCTCCCCTTTGATCAGTTGTGGCACCTCGCCCCGGATCTTGATCAACGCCTCCAGCACCTTCGCTTCCAGTGTCTGGCTGCGCTCGAAAACCAATCTTGAGTTGTATTTCCGGATGAAGTCCCGGATGTCCTGTTTCATATCTTCATCGTCCACGAGCTTTTTCAGGCTCATCGTTACCTGGTTCAGCCGGTCTTCTATCTTCGGGTCGAAATCCTCATCGCTCACCTCGATCTCTTCCTGCCAGGTCAGTAGGCGCCAGGTCAGCAGCATGTTCCGCAGCTCCGCCGCTTCGCGGTAGAACGCCTTGCCAAGGATCCTCGGTATCCCTGGCTTTACCGGTCCCCCCATCACTTCCTTGGTCAGGCAGCGGCTCTCCACCGCCCGGTCCTGGAACAGCTCCCGTGTGGCGATCAGCTTCGGGCAGTACACGTTGAAGGAGTCAATGTCGAACGATCCACCCCCCGTGTCCTTTGCCCTCAGCATCGGCACCCCTTTCATATACCCGGTGTTGAGCAGCTTGATGATCTCGATCGTTGCATCGCTCTTCCCAAAGTCAGCCTCATCCAGGAACAGCGTCCCCTTGTACCGGTGGATGATCCGGAAGATCGGGCTGAGTGTGCTCGCTCCAGAGGTCTTCATCAACCGGTAGCACACATGCCCCAACCGGTAGATCATCTGTGTCTTGCCTGTCCCATAATCCCCCAGTGCCCGCAGGTAGGGCACCACCTGGAAGCAGTCATACACCCAGGAGAACAGTGCATAATAGGCGCTCAATCGAAGGAAAAAATCATCCCCTTTGAAGTCGTAATACCGCTCCATGAATGCCGTCAGCATGTCCACCAGCTCCTTGGTGGATCTCTTCGGCCCCAGCTTGGTGGGAAACAGCACCACCTCTTGCATCATCAGCGCATTGGGCAGCGCTGGCACATACCGCACCCCGCCGATGTCCAGCTTGGATGCCTCTCCAATGTTCCCAGCGGGATCCCGATAAGCCAGCCCTGTGCTCTCCGATTCTGGGTCATAGGTCAGCTCGACCAGCCAGCCGTCATACCAGCCTCCTAAAGTTTCCACGATCTCTGGCGCATCGTCGCTCGCTGATCTGCGCTCATCCTTGGCTGCCTGTTGGTCCGCCTTCAGCAAGTAGTTGTAATCCCGCACGCTCACCCCCAGCGCCTTGGCCAGGCGTGGGCGCAGGTCAGCCTGGGTGATCGCATTGTCGATCCGGTTGATCAACCGTACCGCCGTCCTGATCCCCTCTTCACGTGGCGCCCCCATCATCTCCCCCACAGATTTGCAGACCCATTCTACATAGGGTATGGCTCTGGACAGGGCCTCGTCGGCGAGGGCGGTTTGCTTTTTCACGGCAAAACCACCCCCTACCATCCCTTGTAACCAATCGTTGACGTCCTTGTATTGCTCTGGAAATCTGACCAGCCGGCTCATTGGGCCAAGTGCTTCACCCAGTGGATGCAGGGCGCTCTGCCCTGCCTTGTCCTGATCCACTGCAATGTACAGCTCAGCGTGCCGTCCTCTCACGTTGGCCAGTGCCTGGCTATCCGCTGCTGTACCAGCCAGCGCCACCGCTGGGATATCCCACTGTCCCAGGCTGATCGCATCTGCCTGTCCCTCCACCACCACACACCGCTCAGCACCTGGTGAGTACACATGGTTGTAATACGCCTGGCGTTCGCCCACCAGCGCAGCTGGCAGGTTGTAGTGCATCTTCTTCTCACCCACTGCCCGGCAGGACAGGTACCTTACCCGCCCGCCAACCACATGCGGGTACACCAGCATCCCATTCGGGATCCCCTTCAGCTCTTTCTTCCCGATCCAATCCGTTGGCAGCGCTGGCACCAGCTCCCTGGGCTGTTTCTCCACCCACTTCTCCACGTCCCCCTTGTATCCGCACACGGCCACTGCTGCAGGGCTGGCCAGATCTACACCTTCCGCCTCCAGTGCCTGGCGCAGCTCTGCCTGCTCGGTCGGCGTCCCCCTGCCAGAGTACCCCAGCCCCGCTGCCTTGATCGTTTCCTCTGTCCATCCTCTACCGATAGCATAGGCCATGGCCTCCTGGTTGGACCATAACCAGCGCACCATCACCCGGGCAGCCACCGTCAGTGCATCATCCCGCTTGCGAGCTGCCACCCGTACCTGGTTGCTCTGTCCCCAGGTTGGCTCAGGCAGGCCGGCCCGCCTGGCCAGAAATTCGATCGCCCCCTTGGCATCTGTTCGCTTCCAGTCCTGCACCCAGGTGATCACATCCCCCTGCATGGCCCGGCTGTTCCAGAAGAACGCCTGGTTCTGCACATCCACCACCAGGCTGTCATGCTCCCGTGCCCGCATGTACCTGGCTGAAGAGCGCCTCAAACTGTATCCGGCCTCCTGGATCACGTCCTCGATCTTGTTGCCCCCCTTGACTTGCTCAAAGATATCGTCCGTCATGTATGCCTCTCCGACTTATGCGTCATTAATTCAGGTGCTTAGCAGGCACCAAACCCCTGCCCCAGCGCCATCTCAGCCCATAAAAATGACCGATAACCTGATAGATATGCGTCATTTTTCAGCCCGCCGGCCAGCCCGCCCCTCTTCCCCACCACCCCTACCCATGGGGTGAAAAAGAGAACATTGCGAATTTTTCCTGCTACTGTATTACTGCCTAAGCAGCGGCGGCGGCTTGCCAACCTGATAACCATCAGACCAACTCCCTCGATTTCCTTGGGGGGCACGCTGTGCTGCTACTACAACGTGCCCCCTTGGAGGAGATAGAACAGACACCAGCGCCTGGTTTCACTGATGCCCGCCAGCCTGCACCCAACCACCAGGATGCAGACTGCCAGGCCTCAGTCCCGGTACTCCCAGCCGTGCTGTTCGCACTCTCGCCAGATCATCTCCATGATGTTCTGCATTTCCCTGATCTCTGCCCTGACCTCAACCATGTGGTCAAAGGCCGGCTCCAACAGATCAGCCAGCCCACTGCGTTCCTGGGCCTGTCTGATCCGTAGCATGGCCATGGTCAGCCGCTCACGTGCCGTGGTGCTGCGGATCATGGCTTCTTCCAGCCGGTCACGCCGTGCCTTGGCGATCTTGTTTAATCGTGACATCAGAGATCAATCTTCCTTGTACAGATCAACCATAAATTGCTGAGCCTTGTCAGATTTTATTTCTCCCAAAAGACCAATGATGGTATCCAGCTTGTTGAGAATTGCTTTATCGCTTGAGTTGCCATTCAGGAAAGCCACTCTCCCAGCTGCCTCCTCACTGCTGTCATGATCGCTTTCTGAATGCCAGCGGCCTTCTGAGTCTTCCCATCCCACTGTCCAAAGCATAGGTTCAGTCCTCTTATAAACGTACATCCCTACCGCCTTTCATTTGATCGATCCTGCTATCCACCATCTCACCCAATAATTCGATCTCCTCCCCCAGCTCCTTTGTCCTGCGCCTGGCCAGCAGGTAATCATCCAGCCAGTACGCCACCAGCACAGCCCCCCCGCTGGCAGCCACCACGCCGATGATCCCGGCCAGCGCCCATACCAGCGCCCCACTTTCAGGCGGGAAAAGCGCCCACCACACCAACAGGGTGATGTAAGGCCCCAAGAAAGCTGCAACGCCCACCACATAGCTCCAGGGAGCCCGGATAGGCCTTCCCAGCAGCATTCGCCACGGGAAGTAGTGCAGCGCTGCCTCAGCCAGTCCAGCGATCATCATCGCCGCCATCAGGCTGAGCACTTCCAACATCGGATAAATCATGGTCTTCTCCTTTCGGCCAATATCTCAAATACAAATCAGCCAGCACATCCCAAATAGATCCTGAACTCTGTCCGGCCATGTAGAACCGCACTGAAATATCAAGGCCGGTCATTACTCCGTCCGCGCATGGTCATTTTCAACATCGCCCCCACCATCATCACTGCCGGGCATTCCTGGCACACTTTCTCTGAGGCCACATCCGATAGAGCGCAATCCTCGCACGTCCTTCGTGCGGCTGCCTCCACGATCTCCCAGGGTGGCACCAGCTGCTTCTTCAATAGCGAGTCCCACATCTGGAAGCGCGGCAGGACCTCCCGCCGTTTGGCATAGCGCATCGCTGGCGGGTCCGCCATATCGTTCTCGGCTTTGATCTGCAATCTGTCTTTGTGATATTTGCACTGCTGTCTGACCATTCCCACGGTCACATCCGGCCTGGTTGCCCACCTGGCTATTTCCAGCCGCTTGTCCTGATCCGGTACGGATAACAGCGCCCGGGCCATCTTCTCGGATGGGGGCAGCTTTTCCTCTGCGATCAGCTTTTTGATTGGCTCATCCAATTCGAGTACCTTCAGCCTGGCTCTCACCCGGTCGATCCGCACTCCCATGCGCTCGCAGATCTCATCCAGGCTCAATCCCCCATCTATCAGCGCCTGGTAGGCCTGCCCTTCTTCCAGTGGGTTGAGATCGGTGCGGTGCAGGTTGGCCACCAGGGCGATCTCCAGCATCTGGCTGTCACTGGCTTCGCGGACCTCCACCGGCACTTCTGCCAGCCCGGCCAGTATGGCCGCCCGCCAGCGCCTCTCCCCATCGATGAGCTGATACTGCCCGTTCACCGCCCGTACCGGGATCGGCAGGATGATGCCGTATTCCCTGATAGAGGCGGCCAGGTTCTTCAGATCCTCTTGATCGAAGATCGTCCTGGGTTGTTTGGGATTGACCACGATTTGATCGACTGGAACTTTCATGCTGCCACTCTGACGTTGTTTAGGAACTCGTGTTCTTCTTGTTCCAGCTTATCGTGGACAAGATCTAACACCTCATCCATTGCGTATGCGGCGCGGACAAACGCCTCATGCAAGTCATGTGTTGGGCCACCAGCACACGCAAGATCATCAATTCGTTCCCATATCTTTGCTATCTCGTCATAAAATTCACCATCAATCTTCATGCCTGCTCCCTTACGAGAACACCCGCTCGACCGCGGCCTGTAGATCTTCTTCGGTGGCCATCGCATAGCGCAGGGTCATCTCCACGCGTGCATGCCGGGCCAGCTTCTGGGCTTCCGGCAGCGGCACGTTGGGATCCGCCACCAGCGTGCGAATAAAGGTGTGCCGGTTGCTGTGCGGCGTGTACGTCCCTTTCAGGCCAGCGCGCTCACACATCGCGGCGAAATACCGCTGCACCTGCCTGGCGCCCAGCCTGCCACCCTTCTGGCTGGTGAACAGCGCCCCGGGCTGGCTGCCTCTGATCCTGATCCACTCCGCCAGGTAATAGCGCGTCTCGGCCGGCAGCGGCTGTTCGGCGTATTTCCCGCCCTTGCCCTGGCGCACGATCACATATCCAGACCGTTCTTTGAGGACCACATCCCCAGCATCCAGCGCCACCGCTTCGCCGGTGCGCAATCCCCCGCCCCTTTGCAGGTACAGGATCGCCCGCTGCATCACCGCCTGGCGATAGCGCCCGGTCCTGCCCTTCAACTGCTCGTGGCTGATCTCGCGCTCGTAGGCTGCCAGTAATCGGCTGCTATCCTGCTTGCTGATCGCCCTGGGCATCGGCGCCGGCTCTTCGATCTTCTTTACCAGCCCGCTGATCTCTTCCTGGATGCTGCCCCCGGTGTACTTTCCAGAAGCGAAGCGTGCGAAGGTGCGCAGGGCGTTGATCTTGCGGTTCACCGTTGCCGGGTGCCGTTTCATTCCCTGCAGCGCCTTCTGATAGGCTCTCACATCCACCGCGGTCAGCTTTCCGGCCTCGAAGTCCTCCCCTTGCCGCTTACCCATCCAGTCCGAGAACTGCCTCAGATCCCCCACATAGCTCTTGATCGTGTGTGTGCTCATCGTCTGGCTTTCCAGCCAGATCTCGAATTCTTCTAACCAGGTCATGTCTATCTCCTTTTTTTTTAGGCAAATGCCAATAAAATTCCGATCAGGATACCGATCCCCAGGCCCAGGCTGCCCACCAGGATCGCTTCCGCCATAAATCGCCTCAAACCCCTGGCAATCCAGCGGCTCACCGCTCCCCTGCCTTTCTCTTAGTCCCGACCGAGTACAGCGCTGCTCCCCAAAAGTCCTCGCCATAATCGGCGTGCTCGGCGCCCATGAAGCCGCGCCAGAGCAGTTGTTTCCCTTTGACGATCACCTGGCCGTTCTCCAGCGTGACCGTGTTCATCAGCCGCACCCCGAAGGCTGGCTGGTCTGAGCGCATGTGCACCCAGACATCGAAGGTGGTGACGCCGTGCACCACCGGCTGGGCGATCGCCCGCACTTTGGCGTCTTCGGGCAGCCCGATCTTGACGTCGCGCCACAGCCATTCGCGGATCAGGTCGCTCACGGTTTCTTCCAGCCTGCGCCTTGCGATCATGCGCAGCCGGATCTGCGTTCGCCGGTCCTGCTCTTTGCTCAATACCTCGGTCATGGCGTCATTCATCGTTCCCATGGATATGCTCCCTTCTTTTCCCGCTGGCCGATGCTGCGCCCCACCTGGAACGCCGCTTCCAGCACGGTCACAAAAACGATCAGGGCGGCTGAGTAGCCCTGTTTCCACAAGGCGTTGCTCACCGCCGACGTGCCCAGCATGGCCAGCCGCAACAGGATCGCCTGCTCGTCTTCCCCGATGCCTTCGGTGTCATGCCACTCTGCCAGCTCCGCCTGGTTGGCATCCCATGGCCCCAGGGGTGTCGCTCTGGTCTCAGCGCTCATCGCTGCCTCCGGTAAATATCGTTGTAGCGCGCCGTCACCCGCGTCGCATAGCTGATCGCCTGGTGAGCCGTGTTGAATTTCCTGTGCAGCCGGCGCTTTCCACTCTGGCTGACTACCACTTCTCCGTAATAGGCCTTGATCCTGGATCCCGGATGCTTCACCAGCGCGTACCCGCTGAAATAGATCGCCATCATTCCGCCTCTTTGACCCTGGCTTTGGTGTAGATCTCCACGTTGTAAATGCTCTCAAAGTCCACAACCTGCTGGAAGATGACCGTGAGCTCACTATGCCCCTCCAGGTCAGGAAATTCGAACTCAAACCCCAGCATGACCGGCTCTCCCACCAGCGTGCGTTCCACCTGGATATCCACCAGCCGCGCCTCTTCCGGGAGCCCCTCTTCGCACTCCGCCACATAATAAGTGCCATCCCCGAGCTTTAGTTTTATCTGGTTGCCCCTGGTCAACAAAGCATCGATCACCAATTTAGGACTTACCTTAACAACTCGCGTTCCCATCTTCTATTCCTCCTTCCCATGCTCATTCAACAGCGCAAACGCCGTCCCCAGCAGGATGATCGCCATCACCGCTGCCCCTGCCAGCACGCCCTTGACCACCTGGGCCGTGTAGGCCTGCCCATCCAGATCCGGCCGCGCTATCTCGATCGTCGCCGCCAACGGATCACTCGCCTGGCCCACCTGCACGGCCACATTGAACAGGAACAACATGCAGATCCCGATCAGCGCCATCGCGGCCGCCCGTTTTACGAACCACCATATTTTTTCTATCATTTGCTTTTCTCCAATAAGCGGTCGATCAATCTCTTCGCCTGTCCTTCCGCTTTCCCCCGCTGCTTATGCACCCCGGTGACGTCCATCGTGCGCTGGCCATCCAGCACCTCGCCGTACCAGCTGCCGGCCTTCTCTGAATGGATCAGGAACACCGTGTGGCGGCGGTACTCGAACACGCTCAGCACCATCCCGCCGCGTTGCGGCTGCGCTCGCTTCTTTCCCAGTCTGATGGCCACAGAAATTCCTATTCCCCGCTGGCCTGTGCTATGCTCGGCTCAAATGTGTCCCTGGCTGATTGCTGTTCCTGCCACTCGCGCACGATCATCCGCAAAGCCGCCGAAAACCCCCGCACACCCAGCCCGCGCTCCACCACCACCCCCTCGATGATCTCCACGCTCCTGCCGTCCAGTACCACATTCCTTGTTTCAAATTCGTCCAACTTGTATCCTCCTAATAAATGTGAAATTAAAATTCACTTTTATACGTTTATACAGTATTGTTGGTTATCTGTCAATAGCGAATTTTTTGCTAATACTTATGAGTATGAAAATATATACAATACTGATAGATGTCAGATTTTGCGGAATGGTTGGAAGAAGAGTTAAAACAGCGCGGCTGGGTGGCAAATGAGATAGCTATCCGCGGTGGTATTCATTCTGGATATCTTTCCCGCATCCTTAATCATAAACAGAACGCCGGGCCAGAGGCTCTGATCCAGATTGCCAAAGCCCTGGGATATCCCCCTGAGATCGTCTTCCGTGCTGCCGGCCTGCTGCCCCCCAAACCTGAGAACGTCCCCTTGCTGGACGAATGGGAGCACATCTTCCGCCAGGCCGCCAGCGACGAAGAGCGCCAGCGCCTGCTGGAACTCGCCCGCTTTGAACTCGAGCGCATCAAGAGAGAACAGAAGAGGAAATAACTACTCGGACCACCTGGCTGATCAAGCCAGAGGAGGAGAATGATGAAAAAAACAATTTGGCTTATACTGGCTGTTATTGTGTTTCTATCTGCCTGCAGTTCAGTCCCCAAAGAGGATCAGATCCAAACCGCCATCGTCCTCACCGAAGCCGCAAAACCTACCAGCACTCCTCTTCCCCCCACAGACACCCCCACACCCATGCCCACTTCCACACCCACTCCAAAACCAACAAAGACACCAACGCCGACCAGAACTGGCCTGACCTACGATGAGATACTCTACAAAAACACCTATCAGGAATTTCTCACTGAATTTAGCACCCTGATGACAGAATTCTTAGCCATGAACCGGCAGGCGGAAGCTGATCCAACCATCATATTCGACACCCAATGGAAATTCGACCTGGCAGCCTTATTTGATCAGTTGCTCACCATTACCGAAGAAATGGCCAATTACCCCAATGTCCCCGAGAAATTCAATTCCTTTCACAATTGGGTTGAATTACTTTATCCGGAGACACAGGAATTCGTTGAAAATTATTGGTCCAGCGTCGAACTGATCGATGCAACCTATATCCCAAAAGCAATTGAAAATTTGACCAATATAAACACATATTTGGATAACGCCACCAAAGAATTAGAAAAACTGCTCAACCCATAACTATCCTGCATGGTCTCCTTGTCCCTGCCGCCCCCTTAAAAGCACACCGCCCCTGGGAAAGGGGCGGGGCCGACAGGGACAAGGCGGGCTTGTTTGTCAATTCCAACTTTACCAAGTCTTGGTAAAGAGGTCTCCATAAAAATCATAGCACAAATAGACTGGTAATGCAATAGGACTGGCGTTCTAAACCGACCGGTGGACCCGTGGGGAATTGAACCCCATAAAGTTGGTTTTGGAGGCCTCTTTACCACCTGGCGGGCCCACACATCTAAATTCTACATTAGTTGAGGGTTAATTACCAGACCAACCTCGCACCCCAACACTTGACAAACCCCTGAATATCCTTGCATTACAAGAACAACTGTTCTATAATAACCTCCCCTATTGTTTGCCCAGGGAGGGTTACGCATGACCTGCAAAAAAGATGATCAGATCATCTTCACAGATCAGTATAAAGAATGGCTCGATATCTTCAACCAATGCCCAGCCCATCTCCGCCCGTTGCTCATCGTCCGCCTTCAACAACATCTGCCGCTCTATCTAAAACTCACCGCTCCAAAAACCACCGGACTCCGTAGAAAAACTATAAAATAAAGCTATGACCGAACTCCCATTTCCCGCAGGATCCCGCCTGGTTGCTTATCTGCGTGATTCAGGTGGGGATGATCAGGATCTCTCCATCCCCCAGCAGCTCAGCCACATTCAGGCCTGGTGCGCTGACCATGGCTTCATCCTCGCCCAGGCCTACACTGACGAAGCTCGCACCGGGAGCACCACCATTGGGCGCACAGCATTCTTCGACATGCTGCGCCACTTTCAAACCCCCAACTGTCAGGAGACCGGCATCATCCTCTGGTCCTACGCCCGCTTCAGCCGCGACATCGACGACTCCCAATACTTCAAAGCCGATCTGCGCCGCCAGGGTTATGAGATCTACTCCATCACCGATCCCATTCCCGCTGGCCTGGATGGCCGCTTTTTTGAGGCCGCCATCGACTGGGCCAACAACCGCCGCCTGGTCGAACTCCGCAAAGAGGTCAAGCGCGGCCTGCACTACATCGCTGATCAGCACGGCGCTTTAGGCGGCACACCGCCAACCGGCTTCATCCGCCAGGAGCTCGATCTCGGCTCCCGCCGTGATGGCACCCGTCACATCGTCCACCGCTGGGTTCCCGATCCTGACCTCATCCCCCTCATCCAGAAAGCCTGGCACATGCGCGCTGCTGGTGCATCCTACAAACACATCAACCAGGAAACTCGTCTATTCGGCAGCAAAAATTCCTATTCCACTTTCTTCCGTAATAAACTCTATATCGGCATCCTCGAATTTGGAGGAAAGACCCTCGAAAACTACTGTGACCCGATCATCGATCTGCAGGCATGGAATAAAGTACAGCAAATGAACCGCACCAACCGCCAATCTCCGCTCGCTGGAACAGACAACCCGGCCCACCCGCGCCGTACTGGCCAAAACTTTGTGCTCTCCGGACTGGCTTACTGCAACGAATGCGGCGCCCCTCTCAATGGCCATGTGATCAGCTCGCGCAAATCCAAAAAGACCTACACCTATTACGCCTGCTCCAACGCCAAACGAAATGCCGGCTGCACCGTCAAGATGATCCCCCAGCAGCTCCTCGAACAGTGCGTGCTCGACACCCTCATCGAATACATCCTCATCCCTGAAAATCTCGCCTCAATCCACCAGCGCATCCTCGAGCTCCAGACCGCCGCCCCCGACCAATACCGCGCCGTCCATGCCCAGCTCACCCAGGAGATCGCTGCCCTGGATCACAAGATAGCCAACCTGGTCAACGCCATCGCCGAGAAAGGCCACACCAGCGCCATGCTTGCTGCCCTCTCCAAAATGGAAGACCGCCGCACCGAGATCTCCCTGCAGCTCCAAACCCTCCAACGCATCATCGACCACCCCCCGGCGCTTGACCCTGCTATTGACATCAACAAAATGTCAGCCAAACTCATCTATCTGATCAAACACGCCGCCCCCGACGAGCTGCACGCCATCTACGCCTCATTAATAGCAAAAGTCCTTGCTGTTGGTAGCAAGGACATCCTGCGAGGCGAGATCGTGTACTACGATCCTTATGCCTATGATCAGTGCCCCCACGGGGACGCCACCCATAGACATAAATTCTCACATCCTCTCGTTTTTCCGCCCGAAACCTCCCAATTTCTGGCAACCTCCCCTCTTCTCCTGGAAAGGCCCGGCCTCGCCCACCGGGCTTTTCCCCTCCCTCATCCGATCAGCACGTTCTCTTTTCTCCAATCATCGATCTTCCGCAGGCTCTCGTGCACCAGCTCAGCCATTTCCTCAGCTCGGTCCCTGGCCTCGATCACCTGCCCGGCATAGATCGCCCTTCCGTCCACGATCTTCACCCGCTCTACCGAGTGAAATCCCTCATCCGAGTAGGTCACGACTCCCAGCCCCTGGTTCCAATTCGCTGATTGTTTGGACCCAGGCACCCGTCCATCCACGTGGCAGGCGCATCCTGGGCAGAACGCCGTGATCTCCTTCCAGCCTCCGCCATCTGCCCGCACCCGCTTGCTGGCCGTTTCCGCCCGGTGGATATGCCCGAAGACCGTCGTGTGGTTGGACTGCTCCAGCACTGCGCTGGCTGTGGCCAACGATTTGCCCCGCACGATCTCCCCATGGATCAGGCGCACCTCTGGATTGATCCACACCTCCGCGTCCGGATATGGGGACGCATAATTGATCTTCAGGCTGTCCAATCCCAGCAGGTAGGGCACGCTGAACACCGGCCAGCCCTCCAGTTGATCCGCCGGCCTTAGCCCATAAGCCTCCACCTGGTTATACGCCAGGATCGCCTTCCCCGGCCGTTCATCATGGTTGCCCTCGATCAGGTTCGTCACTCCCAGCGCTGCCAGCCAATACCGCCCGATGATCAGCGCCGCCTGGGTGTGACG